TCAAAGTTTTTCTTTATGCCTGTTGAATCTTCAGCTCTTAAAAATTCTACTGTCTTATCATACAATGGACACCAGTAGATACCACGAGCATGTGCTGTTCTAATAAGTTCTTTAGGCACACCTAGTTTTGAATAAGTGAATTGTAGTGAACGATTCTTATGGTCACGCTTATGTGGTTGACCAGATGGTTTCTTTGCCACATACCATTCAAAATATTTCTTTGTATGATTCTTCATTAACCATTGGCGAATCTTGTATCGTGTTTCTTTTTCTGGTTCAAAAGATACTGAACCTGCCGTGAAACCCATTTTCTGCCAATAAGGTAAACCATCATACTGTGATAGACCATTTGGTTTCGCTTGGCCATATAATGATGTTGTTGTGATTGAAACCAACTTATCGCCATATAATTCTTCCCATTTTTCTTGTATTGGTGTGGCTAGACATAGTAAGGCTAACAATTTACCGCCAACATAATTATAACCTAATGGTTGTAATGGAACAATTGTTGAACCGATTGCAGTATGGTTAATCATACCACCTTGTGTTTTTAATTCACGGCTCCAACCAATATAATTATCTCGTGGTGTTAAATCTAAAAAGTCAGATGAAATGCAAATCACACCTAGATATTTTTTGGTCACTTTATCTCTCACAATAAAGTTCAAATTACGGCCAATGTTTGAATTGTTTTTCATTGTAGATGAAAAGGTGCGAATACAATTCCATAATTCAGGCAGGTCATCTTGTTTGTTTGCATAAACAAGTTCTGGTTGTAGTTTTAGATATTCATCTGGATCCTGTGGATTCCAAAAGTTTGCTTTTACTTCTTCAATAGCTCGTCTTTGTTCTTCATCTTCAATAACTCGTTTTTGGCCTTCCCATAAATCAGACACAACAACAGCTGGATATCGGTCTTGCACCTCACACCACTTTTGATAGAGTGTATATTCTTTTACATCCATCTGTGACACATAGGTCAAGTCTTTGATAACAGTTTCTTTTAATTCAGATTCATCAATAAAAGGCATATCATCAACAGGATTTTCTGCTGACCATTTCTTCCATTGGGTTTCTACATCGTCTTTTGGGTCAAATGCGTATGCCATTATTTTTTCTTCTTAATGATTTCAGATATTCTTTGTGCTTGTATTCGTTGTAATTCTTGTGTATTGTCTATGTCTTTTTCAATAGAGGCTGTAGTTTTATTTACAATCGTTAATTGTAATTTCAAATCATCTTGGTGTTTTTTAAGAATACGAATCTCTTTATCCAAAGCATCACTTCTTCTTTTTTGGCTATCTAATTCATAGTTCATGTTCACCATAGTTCCAAGGAATATAAATGAAATCATTATTGAAACTAAAAACAAAACCCATGCTATTTGTCTATCTGCCATTTTTCTTTTTTCGTGTAATTGTTTTAATAATTTTATCTTGTTTTTGTCTTGCTAACCTCAATGAAACTGGCCCAGCATGTTGCACAAACTTGATACCATTCATATGGTCTAGTTCGTGTTGATAACATCTTGCAGTTAAACCTTCCATTTTCATTTGAATATGTTCGCCGTTTTCATTATAGAATGAAGCCATAATCCATGACGGTCTTTCTATTTTAAGATATAAAGCAGGATAGGAGAGGCAACCTTCGTTATCTTTTATCATTTCTGCCGATTGGTCAATAATTTGTGGGTTAATACAGGCAAACTGAAAGTGTTCGGTGCCGATTACAAACACTCTTTCAAACACACCACATTGATTAGCTGAAAGACCTAATCCATTGAATTGTTTCATTGTCATCTTTAATCGTTTAATTAAAGTATTCATATTCTGATTAGGTAATGCGTTCTTATATTGTGGTACTGGTTTGCTTAACATTGGATGATTTTCATCAAACAATGGCAATGGTTCAATCTTTTCTTCTTTTGTAATATTAGCACCAGTATCAATGGTGAATATTTCTTGACTTAATATATCGTCACTCATTTTACAATCCTACTAAAGTTTTTAATCTTCTCAAATTTAATTACATTGTTAAACTTATCTTGTAGAATATCACCTTTGTGAGAAATTACAAACAGGTTGACATCTTCAAGCATATGCAGTATCTTAATCAATTCATCAGTACCATTCACATCAAGGCTTGAATCAAATATTTCATCAAGTATTAACAGATTAGTATTAGATGAATTTTTAAGTTTAGCAATAGCACGCCATGTTAGCATAAGTGCCATATCAATTCTTTGTTTTTCACCTTCTGAAAAGTTATTATAGGTAAACTCATCACGGTGCCTTGATTTAATGGTTTCTTTGAATGATTCATCAAGGTTAAAGTTCACAAAAAAGTCTAATGATGCCAAATACTTGTTCACTAATTTATTAATGATTGGTAAGTATTGTTTAATAATCTTTGTTTTAATACCAGTATCTTTTAATAGACCAGATGCCACTTCGTAATATGTTTTCTCATCAATTAATTCTTTAAGTTCTTTTTCAGCTTCATCAATCTTAACTTTAAGTTCTTCTAATTGTTTCTGTTCGGTGTCTGATATGTCTTTGGTATTTTTCAACTCATCAATATGTTTTTCAATACGAGCAATATATTTCTTTATCTCGGTAATAGATGTAGTGTTGGTTGCAATTTTAATTTGTAGTTCTTGTATTTGTTTTTGTTTATCACTAATTTCATTTAGTTTATTTTGTTCTTCAAGTAATTTGATTTCTAATTGTGACAAACCAACGGTACACTCTGTAATCTTACTTGTTAAATTACCAATTTCTTCTTCTTTGAAATGTTTATCAATGGCTTGTCGGCATGTAGGACAATTATCATTATGTTCAAAGAAGTTGACATCTTTCTTATATTTGTTTAGATTGGTTTCAATCTGTGTTTCTAATTGATTAAACTTTTTAACCTTTTGTTCTGTTTCTAAACGAGATGTCACATCAGCTTGTAATGTATCAATCTTGCCTGTATGTTCATTTGTTTGTGTTTCCAATGTCACAATATGATTTGAATTGTTGGCAATATCTAATTCATATTCAGCAATCTTTTCATCATTGTTTTGTTTTAATTGTTTGATGTGTGTTTCTTTGAGTTCATACTTTTGTTGGCCAATATCAATCTCGTGTTTTTTGGCTATAGATAAATCTTTATTATTACTTAACTTTTCTTTAACCAATCCATTCATAGTAGAGAATATCTGAATATCAAGCAAGTCTTCAATGATTGCTCGTCTATCAGTATTTGATAATTGCATGAATGGAGTAAATGATGCTGAACCTAGAATAACAATCTGTGTGAAAGATTTGTAATTCATTTTAAGAATAAACTTCTCTAGGTATTCTTGGTAATCACGAGCAGCTGCATCCTGATTTAATAATTCACCATCTTGGTAAATCTCAAAAGTATTTGGTTTGATACCACGAATAATCTTATATGATTTGTTACCAGCATTAAATTCAACTTCAACAACAGTATCTTTACCATTGATTGAATTGATTAGGTTAGGTTTAACGATTGAACGGAAAGGTTTACCAAAAAGACCAAAGCATAAAGCGTCTAGCATTGTAGATTTGCCAGAGCCATTTTCACCAACAACAAGTGTGTTACTTGTATTGTCTAATTTAATTTCGGTAAAATAATTACCAGTTGAAAGAAGATTCTTCCAACGAACATAACGAAAGACGAGCATTATTCGGTTGTTTCCGTGTTAAGTGCTTCTACATAGAGTTCACGCATGAGTGTTTTTAGTTTATCACTATTTACATTCAAGGTAAGGTTATCAATATACTTACTTAATATAGTCATTGTATCTTCAGCTTGGTCAACAATATCTTGGTCAGTATCAAAACTTGTGTCAGTAAAATCTTCAACAATGGATATATCTGATACGCCAGCTTTATATAAATTGTCAATCACATTATCAAATAGATAAGGGTTTTGTTTATTAACTACAATCACTTTAACATATGTTTCTTTTAATTTAGAAAAGTCATATGCCTTCCAGAATTCAAAGTCTTGAGCGCCATCATCATAGTTTAATTTATGAAACATACGATATGGGTTTTGTATGAATTCCATTTCACGAGTTGCCGTATCAAAGATATGAAAACCTCGTGGGTCATTATAATCAGCCCAAGTCATTTCATTTGGAGTGCCAACATAATAGATATGACCATCATCTGATTTGTGATGGAAATGTCCAGTTAATACCATATCATACTTAATAAGTTTGTTTTTGTCAATACCACCACGACAAACATTACCACGATCCATTTCAAACCCATCAATCTCAAAATGGCCAAATGCTAATTGCGATTTACTTTCGTTGATTGCCTTAAAGATTGTTTCTT